TCACCGCCCCGGCGTATAGGGCCGCTTGGCCCGCCAATCCTCGGCGAACTGGGTCAGTTCGGCGTCCGGCGCATCGGGCAGCGTCACCATGACCCGAGCCAGCAAATCGCCGCGCCTGCCTTGCGCAAAAGCGCCGCGCCCCTTCAGCCTCAGCACCTTGCCCGAGTTCGATCCCGCCGGCAGCGTCATCTGCACCACGCCCTCGGGCGTCCGCACCCGCACCTTGGCGCCCAGCACCGCATCGGGCACCGACACCGGCAGGTCCATGGTCAGGTCCGCGCCGTCGCGCTTGTAAATGGGGTGCGGTTCGATCCTCAGTTCGATCAGGGCGTCGCCGTTCTCGGCCCCGCGTCCCGGCGATCCCTGACCGCGCAGGCGGATCGTCTGGCCTTCCGACGCGCCCTTGGGAATGGTCACGTCCAGGGTGCGTCCATCCGAAAACTGGATCCGCCGCGTCGCCCCGGCGATGGCGTCTTCCAGACTGATGTCCAGCGTGGCCTTCACGTCCTGGCCGCGCGAGGTGAAGTCCCGCGCGCCGCGCTGACGTCCGGCCCCGCCGAACATGCCGAACAGGTCGTCCAGATCGACGCCTTCAAAGTTGGCCCGGCCGCCCGGCCCGCCGCCTTGTCCGAACGGATTGCCGCCCTGGCCAAACGGGCTGCCGCCGGCGCGACCGCCCCCGCCGAAGCCGCGGTACTGTTCGTTGCCGTCGCCGTCGATCTGGCCCGCGTCGTATTTGGCGCGCTTTTCCTTGTCGCCCAGGATGTCGAAGGCCGCCGTCACCCGTTTGAACTTGTCCTCCGTGATCTTGTCGCCGGGGTTCTTGTCGGGATGAAGCTCCTTGGCGAGCTTGCGATACGCCTTCTTGACCTCGTCCGCGCTCGCGCCCTTCGAAACGCCCAGTTCCTTGTAGGGGTCGCCTGCCACGTCCGTTGTCGCTCCAGCTGAAAAAGGTCGAGAGGCCGTCAGTTAAGCCATGCCCCGCCCCGCGCAAAGGGCTGGACCCGCCCTATTTCGTCAGACCGGCCGGATTTCCGCCTCGACTTCAGCTTCTGGGCCCCAGCCAAACCCCTCCCCCCACTGCGCCACGGCGATCCGCGCCGTCGATGTCACGCCTTCTGGGAAGTCCGCCGCCATGTCGGCCGCAGAATAGGATGCCGACCGCCCCTCGACCTCCATCGTCCGAGCCAAGAGGTCATGATCAAACACGCGCAGCCGGAACCGCATCGGATCGACCGCTGTCGGTTCCCCATCCCAACTGTCGCCGAACAGGCGCACGCTTGGAGTCCATCCAATCTTCAGACCGTCGGCCGACGTCTCGACCAGACCCGCCCGACCCCGTCGATCTCGCCCTCGCAAAGCGCCACGGCGAAACTCAGCGAATAGACATAGTCGACCGTCTTCGGACCGCCCTTGCCCGCCCGGCCCTTGGACTTGCTTTCTAGGAACCGCGCCGCCCAGATCACCTGACCCGTCACCCGCGCCCGTCCAAAGACGCAGGCCATCGGCGCCCCTTCCGCCGTGCCCTGAACCTTCAGTGTCTCCAGCCTGGGCCCCACCTGCCGCGCCGGACCCAGCGAGCCCACCACCCGATTGTCGATCGCCCGCCCAAGGGTCGCGCCGATCACCCGCCCGACCGGCCCGCCAACCGACTGCCCGACCGCGCTCAAAACGACTTGCGCCATCTATGCCTCCAAAAATCCTCCCCCGTTCACGGGGGAGGGGGACCACGAAGTGGTGGAGAGGGCGGCCGCACCTCCGACTTCTGATCCTGCTTCACCAAAATCCGTGCGACTTTCGCCCCCTCCACCCCGCTTCGCGCGGTCCCCCTCCCCCGCTTCGCGGTGGAGGATTGGAAACCGGAACACGGCCGCCAGCCGTCTTCGCCACCAGACGCCCATCCAGCTTTCGACCACCGCCCGTCCCCAATAGGCGTGGATCATCCTCGGCTCACCACGCGGTATGGCGCGATCCAGCCCTCCACCGGCTGGATCTCCACCGCCTCGCCTCGCTCATAGGCCCGCAGGACGAGCATCAGGATCGCCAGCCGCAACGGCGCCGGCGAGGTCGATGTCAGGCTCAATCCCACATCCCCCTCCACCTTCGCCTGCGCCGCCGCGATCAGGGTCTGGATCAAGCCGTCCTCGACCTCGTGCTCGACCCTCAGAAACAGCTTCGCCTCCGCCACCGTCACCGGCTGCGCCATGGCAATCTCCATTGTCAGATTCGGAATTCTCCCTCCCCGCTCCGGGGAGGGTGGTCGCGCAGCGACCGGGTGGGGGCGGCCCGGCAAGGCCGCACGCTTGGTCGATGACCTAACTTCGATCGCCCGGCCGTCCCCACCCGACTTCGGCTGCACCTCAGCCACCCTCCCCCGCAGGGGGAGGGAAAGTCGTCATCACTGCGCGACTAGGTCGCGGCGAACTTCATCACTTTGATCGCGTCGAAGTTTTGCACCCCGCCGCCCACACGCTTGGTCGTGTAGAACAGCACATAGGGCTTGGCCGAATAGGGATCGCGCAGCACCCGCACCCCTGCCCGGTCCACGATCAGATACCCCCGCTGGAAGTCCCCGAACGCGATCGACAGACTGTTCGCCGCCACGTCCGGCATGGTCTCGATCTCGGTCACCGGATAGCCCAGCAGGCTCGCCGTCTCGCCCAACCGCGTCGCCGGCTGCCAGATATAGTTGCCGTCAGCGTCCTTGAACTTGCGCACGGCTGAGACCGTCTTGCGGTTCATCACGAACCGCCCGTTCGGGCGGTACTGGGCCTTGGGTGCGTAGATCAGGTCGATCAGGCGATCCGCCGGACTGGTCGCCGCAAAGCCGCCCGCCGCCCCGGACGCCACATAACCGATCTGACCCCAGGCCTGACCCGCATCCGCCACGGTCGGATAGGACAGCAGCCCCTTGGGCTTGTTCACCCCGTCGCCATTGACGAAGGCCTGGGTTTCCTGCGCCGCAAAGGCGTCCTCGACCTCGGCCGCCAGCCATTCGTCCAGGTCGACCATGGCGTCGTCCAGCAACGCCTGCGTCGCCGCCGGATTGGCGTAGAGATCGGCCGACGGAAACTCCAGCAGGGCCAGGGTCGCCGGGTCCGTCTCGGGCCGCGCGGCGGTCTCCGCCACCCAGCCGCAGGCCACGCCCGCCGTCGAAACCGGCTTTCTGAACACGCCGGCCGCCACGGTGCGCACCGTCGCGATCTCGCGCATCGGACTGGCCGCCATCAGACGCCGCTCGATGGCCCGCTCGGTCTCATACGGCACGACATAGCCGCCCGAGGTCGCCCCGCCCGACAGACCCGCCTTGACCTCCAGACCGCCCGCCAGATGAGGAGACTGACCCGTCTTCAGATAGCCGTCCCACGCCGCCTTCGCCTCGGGCGGAGACGCCGGCTCGGCAGGTTCGCCTCCAATCACCGGCCGACGGCTCTGGCTCATCACCCGATCTAGGCGCGCCTGGGCCGAGGCGACCGCCTGGTCGATACGCGCCACCTTCTCCTCCAGCAGCACATCGGCCGCCGCCTTCTTCTCGATCTCGTCCAGCCGGACGTCGTTCGCCCCTTTGAACGCCTCGAACGCCGCCATCATCTCGCGCACGACATCGCGCGCCTCGGGCTGGCCCGAAGCCTGTTTGGTCTCTTTCATGGTGTCTCCTGCTGAAACGATCCTCCCCCGCGATGCGGGGGAAGGGGGACCGCCGAAGGCGGTGGAGGGGGCGGCCGCGTCTCGACCTTCCCATTTCGCGAGCGGCCGTCATCGACCACCCGAAACCTGTGATTGCGGCGGCTTCTGGCGACCGCTAGGCTCGCCTCATGCCCGCGCCGATCTTCGTCGAAGCCGATCTCTACAGCCCGCTGCTTCATGCAGCCGCGCTGATCCTTTTCGCGATCCTCTTTCCGCCCGGCACGCTTTCAGCAGGGCCGCGACGTGTGGCCCGCTGGCCATGGGCGGCGGCCATCGGCCTTCCGGTCATCGTCTACACGATTGCCGATATCGTCCTGACCGCTCTGCATCGCGGCGCCGAGGCTGAGGGCGAAAGCGGCCTGCCCTACCGCGCGGCGCAGATCGCCATACTCGTCCTGATCCTCGGCATCGTGGTTTTGATGCTGCGTCGCAACGCTGCATCCAAGTCGTCCTAGCGCCCCATGTCCCACCTGACGCCCCTCGAAAGCGCCGTCATGGACGCCATGATCTGGCAGATGGGCGACAGCGTGCCGGACCTGCGCGCCCAGGTCGCCGCCAGTTCGCCGGGCCTGCGTCGCAACACCGGCGCCGGCCTCTATTCCCAGATCGTCGTCGACGCGGACCGCGCGACCGCCAACCCGGACGCCACCGGCCTGTTCGGCACCGTCCATGCCATGGTCGCCGGCCTGCCCGACCCCGTCGGCTTCCAGATCGAGCTGCGCCAAGGCCGGCTGACGGCCCTGCATGGCCAGAGCTATGGCCAGGACACCCGCGCCATCGACTTCTCGACCACCGCCTTCGAAGAGGTCTTCACCGTCGACGAAGCCGGCCGCTCGATCCTGTTCCGTCCCGCCCGGCGCACGCCGGATCCGATCCCGCCCAGGCCAAAACCCGCCCGACCGGCCGCTGCACCCGCCGCCCAGGCCACGCCGCAAAAGCAATCCAAACCCGCGTCCCAACCGGCGTCAAAGTCCTCCGATCACGCCCTGCCGTCCGCCGCCGCCTCGCCGGGCCTGGCCGAGATCATCGCCGGCCTGTCGAACCCCACGGCGTCGCGCGGCGGCCAGCTGGCCCTGGTCTATCTCGGCGCCTATGCGCTGGCGGCCGTCTTCATCCTGTTCGCCAACCTGATGCTGCACGTCGGCTGGATCTTCGGCCTGGTGCTCGCCGGCTGGGCCTTGCGCTATCTCCACGGCAAGAAGGGCCGCGCCCAGATGGCCGCCCTCGCCGAAACCCTCGACCGCAACGGCGCTTTCCAGGCGCTCAAGCCAAACTGAACCGCGCCCCCGGCAGCATGGGAAACGTCACCAGCGACACCTCCCACAGCTCGACCGCGCTCAGCACGCGCAGCCGTCCCTGACGCCGGGCCCGCGCCGTGCGGTAGCCGATCGACAGCCCATCCAGCGCCCCGGCCCGGCTCAACGCCCCGGCGAACCGCGCCTCGGCCGACCAGTCCTCGATCCGGCCGCGCACGAACAGACCGCGCGCATCCTCGACGATCTGCTCCCAGACCCCGACCGGTGCGCGCGCATTGTGCTGGTTCAGCATTCGCACCCCCTCAGCCCCCGTCTTGGCCAGACTGTCCGCAAACGCCCCCGCCTGCACCACGTCCCCGTTCAGATCCGCCACGCCCCACAGCGAGGCGTAGCCTTCGATGGCCAGTGCGCTCATTTCCCCTCCAACCTACGCTCGATCCGTTCCACCGCCGCCGCCGTCGCCTCGCCTTGGACCTCCAGCCGCGCCAGCCGTTCGGCGACCAGCCGCTGCTCCCCGACCCGCTGCTCCAGCGTCGCGATCCGCGCCGCGGCGCCCCCGGCCCAGACCAGGCCGCCCACCGTCTGCACAACGACGGCGATCAGCAGCGCAGTCGGCACGCGTCGAATCTGATGTTCGATCATGCCCCCATCCCCGCCATCCGCCGACGTTCCTCGTCCGTCAGGAAGCTCGCCGCCTCCAGCCGCGCCCACAGGGCGTCACGCTCGGGCTGCAGCGCCGAGACTGCATCCAGGTCCGCCCGGATTTCGCACCCCGCGAACCGCTCGCCCAGCCAGCCCGTCATCGCGCCCCCCGCCTTTCTCACCAGCGGGATCACCGTCTGTCGCCAGAAGGCCGCATTGGCCTCGCGATAGTTGGCGTAGGTCGCATCGCCCGGAATCCCCAGGAGCTGCGGCGGAACCCCGAAGGCCAGGGCGATCTCGCGCGCCGCCGCATGTTTGCCGGCTGTGAAATCCATTTCCGCCGGCGTCAGGCTCAGCGGCTTCCAGTCCATCCCGCCCTCCAGCAGGATCGGCCGCCCGGCGTTGGTCGCCCCTGCATAGACGTTCGACAACTGATCCTTCAGCGCCTCGAACTGCCCGTCCGTCAGCCGCTCGCCGTTCTTCGCCCCATAGACCAGCGCCCCCGACGGCCGCGCGGCATTGTCCAGCAGGGCCTTGTTCCATGCGCCCGCCGCATTGTGCGCATCCACCCCTTGCGCCGCCGCCTCCAGCGGCGACAGCCCGTACCAGTCGTCCAGCGGGTGCCACAGCTTCAGGTGCATCACCGGCGCCCAGCCGTCCGCCGCCCGCCCGATCCGCATCGACCGTCCGTCCACGGAATAATCCCACGCCTCGGGCCAGCCCGACCGGCCCGGAACCACCTTCACCCGATCCGACCGCAGCGCCCACAGCTCGTCCGGCGCCCCGTCCCCGTCCGCATCGCCGGTCGCCTCGACATAGGCGTTGCCCGACACCTGCAGCGCGCCATAGACCGCCTCCATCAGCTCCGCCCCCGACTGCTCGGGATTGGGCCGACGCATCAGTTTCGCCAGCGGATGCGCATCGTCGCGCGCCCCGTCCACGAACACCGCGAACGGCGCAGCCGCCGCCGCCTCGGCGATCATGCGGATGCAGCGATAGGCCACGGCATTCTTCTGATACCCCTCGCGCGCCAGGCTGGCGTAGTCGTTGGGCGTCCACCTGGGCCGCCCCACCCCCGACAAGGCGATCACCCCGCCCGCCCGGCTCTCCTTGCCCTCAGGCGCGCGCACGCGCCCCGCCTGGCCGAACGGCCACCGGATCGAAACCATCGCAATCTCCTCAGATTTCTTGTCCCTTCTCCCAGTGGGAGAAGGTGGCTCGAAGAGCCGGATGAGGGTCGGCCGGCGTGCCAGTCCGCACGAGCGCGACCCTCACCCTTTCGCGTTGACCGATCGCTACGCTCTCGGACGCTCAAGCCCTCTCCCAGCGGGAGAGGGCGTCATCAGCCGCAACAACGGCCGCTCGATCCAGACGTGGACGACAGCCCCCGCCGCCAGACTGGCGAGCACAGTCAGCCCCACCACCGCATCTCCCGGCAGGGCGACCATCCCGCTCTCGAACATCCGCCCCAAGGCCCGTATGACCAGCACATGGACCAGATAGATCGAATAGGACGCATCCCCCATGAAGGCTGCCGCCCGCGCCAGCCGCCCCGGCGCCCGATCCGTCCGCTCCATCCGCACCACGCCGAACACCAGCAGGGCGCTGGGCAACCCCCAGATCAGCACGCGCCTCAACCCGTTCCACGGATCGTTCAGCGCCCGCACATCGTCGATGCCGCCATAGCCAAAGACCAGGCTCAACCCGAACCCGACCAGCGCCAGACCGACCGCCCACAGCGCCAACCCACGCGGCGCGAACCGCCAAACCGAGGCGATCCCGACGCCCAGCAGAAACTCCAGAATGATCGGCGCGCCCCAGAACCTCAGCACCGGCGCCGCCACGACCAATCCGACCGCCAGCATCACTGCATAGGCCCCGACCAGCCCCCAGCCGACCCGCCGGCCGCCCGCCATCGCCCCACCCGCTATGGCCAGGCCGAACCCGACGTAGAACAGCATTTCAAAACACAGGGTCCACCCGGCCCCAGCGCCGGAAACGTCATCTCCAGTCCGCTGAACGGCCAAAACAGGAACGTGGCCGCCGCCACCTCCGGGCTCAGCGTCCCGCCCCGCGCCATGCCAATCAGGATCGGCAGCGACAGCAGCCAATAGATCGGCGCCACCCGCCGAAACCGCCGCCACAAAAACGCGCCGGCCGCCTCGACGCCCGCCTGCCCCCGCGTGGTCGTGGCGATGATGAAGCCGCTGATGACGAAGAACACGTCCACGCCCACGGCGCCGAAGTTCTCCAGCGTCCCGCCGGCCAGCGCCGTCTCCAGCCCCAGCCCCAGCCGCGTCCCGGCCAGATCCACGGCGTGCGTGACGACCACCGCCGTCGCCGCCGCGAACCGCAGCGCCTGCACCCCATAGAACCGCTCCCCCATCCGCCACGGTTACCACCGCGCGAGCGCGCGAGACAACCTCAGATCATCACGCGCGCCCGCACCGCCTCGGCGATTTTCGCCTGGCCCGCCGCATTGGGATGGACGGAATCGAACATCAGGCCGCCAGCGAAACCCCCGCCGAACAGGGCCGTCCCGTCGATGGGCGCCGCCAAGCCCCGGGTCGCCGCCACCTCGAACACCGCGTCCCGCAACGCGGCTTGCGCGGCATAGCTCGCCTTGCCCTGGGCCGGGTCCGACGGACATCCGGTCATCAGCAGCACGTCCCCCGTCGTCAGGCACCGATCCGCCAGCGTCCCCAGCCCGGTCTTGTAGGTCGCGACCGCCGTCCCCGCGTTCCAGTCGTTGATCGTCAGACACACGACCGACAGATCAGGCGCCGCCGCCGGGATAGACCCATAGGCCCGGTACGGCTGGTCCGTCGTGATCCAGTCCGCGATCCGGGCTCCGCCCCATCCCGCGTTGATCACCCGCGTCCGGCGCACATCTGACCGCCACGCAAACCCGCCTGCAATGAACACCGCCCCGCCCGAGGCCCAGCGCACGCTCACCGGCCCGGCGGTCTCGGGAAAGGCCACGGTCGTGACCTCCATCGACGCCGCCTTGGTGGTGCTGACCGTCGCCCGCACTGCGCCGTCCGTCTCGACCGTCAGCACCCCCAGCGCCGTATTGATCACGGCCCACAGGTCGAACCGATCCACCGGCCGGTCCGGCTGAAAGCTCCACACGCCCGTCGACGACGCCGCACCCGAGAACAGCTTGCCGCCCATCCCGGTCAGGGCGTTTACGCCCCACCCGGCGCCCATCGTCACCCGCGGATCATAGGCGGGATAGCCTCCGCTGGCCCCATCCGCCGCCCCCGCGCCCGCCACCGACGCCGCCGAGGCCGGCAGGCCCCGCCCGCTCATCATCCCCGCCAGCCGCTCGGGCCAGGCGCTCGCCCGACCGTTCGGCGTCCAGCCGCCCGAGACCCCGCCATAGCCTTGGGTCACGCTGTCGCCGATGCACAGCAGCCGCGCCTCGCGCCCGCCCGCCTGCATGGTCCTGACCGCCGCCGACCAGACGGGCAGGTCGAGCACGGAGAACCGCGCTCTCCCCAGAACCCCGCCCGGCGCCGCCGTCGCCGCTCCGATCTCGACCCCCGACATCAGTCGAAGGCCGCCACGATCTGCGTCGCCGTCGTGCCGGTCGCCAGCACCCGCCGCACCTGCACCGGCAACCACCCCACCGGATGGTTGGCGAAGGTCACGGCGTCCCCGTCCTCTGCCCCGGCCGTCAGCACACGGACATTGCCCGCCCCGCCGACATACAGCGCCTTGGCGTAGGTCGTCAGATCGGCCGCATCGCTGGGCGTGACCGCCGCCGCGCGCCTCGCCGGCCCGCCCGCGTCGCGCCCATGGTTCAGCAATCCGTCCCGCTCGGGAATGGCCGGCATATCGTCTCTCCTGTCGTTGAAATCTTGAGGCTCTAAAGCCCCCGCAATCGCGGTCCCGCCGACTGCGGCCCCAGCATCAGCCGCGTGATCGCCCACACCAGGGCGTCGGCGCGATCCGGGCTGGGTCCGCCCTCGATGCCCAGCGCCAGCATCTCTTCCTCCAGCGCCGGGAAGGCGTCGCAGTGGACCACCCGCCCCTGTTCATAGAGCAGGGCCACCGGCTCGGCCCGCGCCGCCTTGGACCGCGAGGCGTGGACCATCTCGATCCGGCAAGGACACGCGCTGATGGCCAGAACCGAGCGCACCATGTCGCCGCCCTGATTGCTCTCGGCGACCACCTCGTGCGCGCCGAACTCGCGTGCGGCCGCGCTGACCGCCCCGCCCCAGCTCTGGGGCGAGCGTCCCTGCACCGTCCGGTCGGCCAGTACGAAGGCCTGGCGACCTTTTCGCCCCACGACCACGATGCCGCAGGCGTCTCCGGTCGCGGTCGCCGGCGGATCCACCGCCACGACGATCCGGTCCAGTTCGACCGGCCGCGCGCCTCTGGCCCGTTTCAGATCCGCGATGCGGAACAGGGCGCCCTCGCCCTCGACCACCACGCCTTCCAGCTCCTGCGCCGCCAGCCGCGTCCCGCCATAGACGTCGTTCAGATGCGCCAGAAAGCCGGGCGACAGGTTCTGCGCGTTCAGCGCCGTCGCCGCCCGTTCCGTCACCGTCCCCGCCTCGGCCATCAACCGCCTCAGCGCAGGGATCGGCCGGGGCGTCGTCGTCACCGCCAGCAGCGGCGAGGCCCCCAGCCGTAGTCCGAACCTCAGGTTCGACAGCACCATCTCCGGCCGTCGCCAGGCGCAGAATTCGTCCGCCCAGGCGGCATGAAACTGCGACCCCCTCAGACTGTCGGGATCCTCGGCCGAAAACGCATAGGCCGCCGACTGATTTTTCCACACCAGCCGACGCCGCCCCGCTTCCCAACGCGGCCGGTCGCCCGGCTCCGCCAGCGCCTTGATCCCCGACGCCCCCTCCACCATCACCTCGCGCACATCGTGCAGAGCGGGGCCGACCAGCGCCAGGGTGACGCCGGGTGTCTTTCGCGCCATCTTGTCGATCCAGACCGACCCGGCGAAAGTCTTGCCTGACCCTCGTCCCCCCAACAGAAGCCAGGTCCGCAGGTCGAGGTCACGCGGCTTGTGTTGGTGCTCCAGCAGCCGCGCATGATTGCGCTTCAGCCTTAGCTCGCGCCCGTTCAGCTGCTTCAGCAT